GATGGTTTATTTGATAAATCATTGTAATCACCTGATGTTGCAACGTTTGCAAATGTTGGTTTGCCTGATAAATCATTCCAACTAGTGGTCGCAACTTGTTGACTAGTCCAACTTAAGTTACCGGTACCGTCAGTCTTAAGAACATACCCATTGCTACCACCGGTAATTTTAACATGAGAAGGTAATCCTAAATTAGCTATTGCGCTTACATTTAGATTTGCAACACTTATTGTTTCAGAAGTTAAAATATTTGTATTAGCATCATACGTAAGTTCTGCATCTCCGGTGGCTACGTTATTTTTGTTAATTAATACTTGATTGTTTGCACCAACCGTATTTAAATTATACTGAATAATATTAACAATAGTATTGCTAACTTGAGTGTCAGTGGCATATTGCAATGTATAATTAGCATTTTCAGCACTTGGATAAATTAATCCAGGGTCGTTACTTGTGTTAATAAACAGTTGTGATGGGTCTTTTGGCATTTCTTTTCCTTATTATGGCCTTAAGAGTGGGGGAATACCCGCACGGCTTATACTACTACCTAGTTTACTAGCATTTTGCTTCAAAGTCTCTGGACCAATGTCAACAGTTAATGCAGTTTTATATCTAGGATCATTTCTTTCTTTATAGCTAGGGATATATCCACTAGCACCTTCAGGTAAACTTAATCTTTCACTGTGTAAAACGTTAAGTCTATCAAACAACTTTTTAATAATGCCTTTACTACGCAATGCTTTGAATGCTAGATTCTCAGGACCAAACTCACCGTGTAAATGTAAACCGTTCTTACGATATTTCTTAATCTTGTCAATTACAATTTGTATCTTGTTTGGATCATTGTGCTTTAATGCTACTTTGGCCAAGTCACGCATTTTATTGAACTTTAATTTAGTTGCCATTTGGTCTAAATTAGCACGTGATTTTCTAGGTAATTTGATCCATTTGTCATGTAAAATGCTGTATTCACCCAAGCTGATAACTGGTTCGTTGGCATCTTGTATATATAATTCTACTTCGTATCCGTTAACAATAATATCATGTGTATCATTGTATAATGTCTTTTTAGCGTGAAACAATTCACGATAGACTAATTCATCATTTAACTTACCCATATCTACTAGGATATGTAAGTCTATATCACTGTGCTTTGTATAAGTGTAGGCTGCATTACTACCGGACAATGTAATGTCCATTACTTGTAAATTATCAAGACCTAGATGGTCAATAAAGTCACCCGCAATTAACAATAATTGCTCTCTTACATCATCACGCATGGTGTCTCCGGCAAAAATTGCATGATTTAATTCATCATGGAAGTATATTGCGTCATGTAACTTGAAACTGTCTAATTCTTTAAGGTTCATAACTATATTTATGCAAAAAGGCTAACGCAGTTGCCTGCGTTAGCCCTTGGGGGTAAGAAGTCTACTATTAAGCGGCTGCTTCTACGGTAGTTTCTTGTGGTGTTGCATCAACCGTTGTAGCTGAAATTGCTTGTTGTTCTTGTTGTTTCTTTTGTAAATCTTGAACATACATAGGACCAATTGTGTCCATTAAATGTTGTTGATTTTCCATACAGAATACATATGAACCTGAGTGACGTAGCAATACACGTTTGTCAACATATACTTTGCCACCAATATCACGCCAGTTTTCACAGAATGTCCAGTCTTCACTGTAGTAACGATTCTGACGAACTGCTGTGTCAAAATATGTTTTTAAGTGTTGGTCATACTTTGGATCTAATCCAATGTCGTTTTTGTATTGCTTTACAGCTGGGTGTGTCTTAAGCTTTTCGAATACATGGCGCTTCATTAACAAGAATCCAGTACCTGCTTTAGATACTTCTTGGAATCCATCACTACCTTCTTCTGCACCCTCAAATCCATTGACAACCCACTTGATAGGCATAGTCTTCATTGGATATAGTCCACCAATTACATCTACGTCACGGTTTAGCAATACTAACAAGTGCCATGGTTCCCAACCAATGTCAGCGTCAACAAAGAATAAATGAGTTGATTCTGTTTGTTCTAAGAACTTTGCAGTTAGTGTGTTACGGGCACGACTGATAAGACTTTCGTTAACCATTGTTTCCAATGTCCAGTCAATACCAAGTTGACGGGCTGTGTTTGCCCACTTGATGAATGACATGAAAGTTGATTCAGTCAACATACCACCATAGCATGGCATAGCGATATGCACACGGGTAGTACGCAAGAAATCAACGTTAACTTGAACTTGATTTCCCTGAGCTTGCTTTTGCTCTGCTGCCGCTTGTTCAGCGATTTCCTGCACCTGTTCTACGGGTACAGTTTTCTCTTCGGTTTTTTTGGTTTTCTTTGTTGCCATTTTGTCCTCGTTAAAATGTATAATTATTTACACACTGAGGACCGGTACGAAATATTTTTATTCTTCGTCTATATAATCAAATGACTCTTTTACATCCGCTTTTTTAGGGCGATTGATGCTGACTTTAATGAACTCTTTATCATCTTGTTTGGGTGATGATTTGTCTTTATAATTCTGAATATCCTGATATTGTTTGATGGCAGATTGTTTGGTTACTTCTTTAACTTCTTCTTCCGCCACACCTTGTTTTTCTTTTTGTTTGTTATGCCACAAACGATACTCGGCACTGGTATTAAATGTTTTGCCAGCTTTTTTGGCGGCAGCTTTTGCTTGTCTAGTAAGTTTAGCGGTCATCAATGCATCTTCGGAACGACCCTTGCCAGCGCCACCGTATTCTGGACCTAAGTCATTATAGCCTTCCTCTACACCTTGCTGACTTTCTTTAAGAGCAACCTTCATTAATTTGACGAATTGAATTTTCTTTTCTAATGATGCTTCTTTTAATAAAGGTTTTGCTTTGCGAACAATGTCAACTACACTCTCTTTCAGTGCTTTATCTTTGATTTGCTTTACTGCTTTTTGTTTTGGCTCTTTGACCTTTTTAGGTACGTTTAATCTGCTTTTTGCTCTGTTCATAAATTCTAATACCTCTGCGTCTGATAATGCATCGGGCATAGCTTCACGCCAGTATGCAAATTGTTCTTCTTCTGTTGCGTTAGGATTTATTAATATCTCACGCATTGGAGTTGCTCTTGGTCCAGCTTCACTTTGTGCTGGGTCATTTACTTGCTGTCGTGAAATTATTTGTAAACTTTCTAAGCCATAGCTTTGATAAGGTACATTACCTGATTTGTCTGGTTTCATTAACCATTGAAAGGGTTGAACTTGGTCTTCGCCCAACACTAATAATACATTTTTGTATTGTTGACCAACAGACGTTAACACTGATGCTAAAGTACTTCCTGCATGAAAAATACCAGCATACTGCGGGAACACTTTTTTATATATGAATAGTTTTTCTTCTGGCGTTAATGGATCATCTTTACCCATTGTTTCTGATACAAAAAAGAACGGTGTTGCTTTTAATTCTTGTGCTTGAACTATAACTGCTTGCGCCAACAACATATGACCTTTGTGACCCATGCCACGTCCCCAACCTACCACAGCATCTGCCTGTGGTTGTTGCAACGCTTCAATGATATATTGTTTTAAACTCATATCTTTTTTGGTGCCCAGTTTTGTTGGTCAATCAATTTTAAAAATTGACCGGGTAATGGATTGTCAAAACTAATCTCAGGGTGTGCTTGTACATATCCTTCAGGATTAGTTTGCATAATGCCACCATGCAGTCCTAAACTTAATGATTTAATTAATTGCATCTTAGCATTAGTTAGTCCTTCAACTGCACCTAGTGTTGCTTCGTAACCTTTTTTATCTGCTAACATACCCTGTGCTTGACCTTCGCTTAGATTAGCTTGTGCCCATTGTGGAAAGTCTCTGACTAATCCTTGTGTTCTTAAATGACTATTAAGATATGTGTATAATATTCCACCTGGCTTGCTTAAGCCCTTTTTAGGTGCAAGATAATTGTCAATGATATTAGCGTTACTACTAATAAAATTACCAACTTTTTCAATGTAACTTGTGTCAACACCGGGCATTTCTTCTACATAAGTAGTGCCCTGTACAATAGCATCGGGTGTAGATAAACTTTCTGCATTTGGATATCTACCTTCTTCTGTACTACCCAATTTATCATACCAGCCAGTGGCTGCTACCATTAACTTTGCCTTTAACTGTTTAGGTGTACCGATTTGTTTACCTAAATTACTATCTACTGGAATATGAAACCCAGTGATGTTAGGTTTGAAGTCAAATGTTTTTGTGTTTTTGTTATAAACAGGCATTGCACTTTGGCCGTCTGGTTTAGTACCGGGATAAAACAACAACCCACCTTCTAAGAATCCTTTTTGTGGACTAATCTTTTCAAAGTAAGGCCACATCTGTGCAAACTGTTTTGCAAACTGAACTCTACTTTCATCGTTTGGATCAGCATTTCCTGTACCCATAACAAAAGCATATATATCATTTGCATTATTCATTAATGTAGGTGCCCCACTACTTGTTTGTGTCTTACCTGACTTCAAGTATGCCCATGCATTCTTTGGAATCATTCTAAAGACACCTCTTTCGTCACGGCCCCAGTATACGACAGGCATACCGTCCCATTTTAA